TTATTTGCTTTTTGCCAGATTATGAACGAAATCTTCAAATAAAGTTTTCATTTCGGGCGGCAGTTTGAGATATTCCAAAAATAGATTCTTGGTAAACTCATCATCTGTCTTTAACAGTTTGCCGATTTGCAGTGCTAATTCTTCGTTGGTTGTATTCCTGGCGCGGAACATATTTCCTTCGCCAGTGCGTAGCCAATCTTCATTAACATAGAATTCTCGACAGATGTCTTCTATTACTCTATCTGTAATTCCCTTGCCTTCCTTTTCATACTCGCTGACGGTACTAACTGCACGTCCTAGCTTTGCGCCGAACTCAGAAAGCGTTAGCTTAAATTGCTTTCTTACTAAGGATATTCGACTGTTTATCGTCTCCATATAATCACCTCGCTTTGCTATATATATTATAGATAATCGAAAGAAAAATAGCAAGGAAAATTTTTCGATTATCGAAAAAAAGATTTACAAAACGAAATGAGCGTAGTAGTATAATATACGTAAAGCGAATAAAAATTTCGAGAAACAGAATGGAGGTGAGAACAATGGAAATGTTAGCAACTTCTTTCGCAGTAACCAGCGGAACGCTAATGGGATTGCTGATATTTGTAGTAATTACAAGCTTGCCAGAATTGCGGCAATGGCTTTTGAAGAAAGGCTATAATCAGGCATTCCAGGAAGTGGACCGCAGGCAGGCTGATACTGAACGGCAAGTAGAACTGCTGCGAAGGCGCGTGTCTGAGCTGGAAAGAACTCTGCGAGGACATCTTGCTCGGCATTCCATAAACGATATTCAAAAGTACATTGAGGCTCGTTTTGGAGATGGCGTTGATAAGCGTAAAGCATAAGTTTAAAGAGTAAGCGATAAGCTTCTTTCTTGGCATCGCGTTTTCTCCGTTCCTCGCGTTCCCGGTGCTCGGCGATGTATTTCTGAGTTAAGTACGAAACAACAAGCGCTGAGGCGGTGGCGAGGAACTGGGACAAAATTATATCAATAGTAATAATATCACCTCCTTGCTACATTATAGCACGGGAAGAGACGGAAAGGGGCGAGAATAATGGAAGTAAAGCAAGAAGTATTCACTGAAAAGCGCGTAAAGCGCACGGCGGTTGATATGTCCAAACTTAAAGCGGACGGCCTTATGGTTGCGGCCGCATATATGCAAGGCTTGCAAGCTGCCGTAAGACTGTGCGAACAGCAACAACAGGTAGTCGGCCAGTAGTAGGGCTGAAATAGAAACAAGCCCCGCGCCTAGCGTCGGCGCGGGCAGGAGGTGTGCTTTGAATAAGAACACTGACAAGGATATGCAGCGAATCATGGCGGCTGTCTGCTGTGACACACTGGAAAAGAAAGCCGAAAAAGAAAAGCGCGCTGGCGTTATTGAACGCATGAATCAGCGTTACGAAACGGCAATGCGCTTTATGAAAAGGAGGAAATAGAAATGCTTGGAAACGTTCCTATTAAAACGGCTGCACGGCTCATGCAAAAAAGCGAAATGTTTGTGCGTATGGGCCTGCGTAGTGGCGCGTTACCGTTCGGCGTGGCTATTCACGCTAGCAGTAAAAAGAGTTGGGCTTATCATATCAGCCCCGCAAAGTTTGCTGAGTACATGGGGATTACCCCTATTGACCTGGAAGCAGAAGTTTGGAGGTACGAATGACTAGGAAAAAGAGAAAATGCGCTGTGTGCGGTAAAGACTTGTCGCACATGAACTTCTCTAAAGTAGTAGATAAGGAAAGCGGCCTGCTTGTTACCGTGTGCAGCGGTGGCGAGTGCTGGCGTAAGATTGTAATGAAAGGATGGGGAAAATGAGTAAGACTACTAAAGGATTAGTAAAGGCTTTTATCATCACTGCTATTCTGCTTGCCGGTCTTATCTTTCTGACCGGTGGCAGCGCTGCGAAGCTGGCCATTAGAGCACATGGTTTTTTGTTCCCTAGTTATAGCAGAACCCTGGTTGCTTATTACGTAAGCGAGGGGGAAACAGTGTGGGATATTGCAAATGCTCACATGAAAGAGCAGGACAAGTACAGAGATTGCCGCGAGCTGATGTTTGATATTCGCAAGCATAACAATCTCATAGGTAAAGAGTTACAAGCGGGACAACAAATTGTTATCCCTTTGTATAAAGAAATCTAATTTTATTTTTTGAAAGGAGATTGATTTTATGAACAACGAATTCGAGTTGGCGATTAAAGATTTCGTCCGCAATGGCGGCGTAGTGCTTGCCGCTAACGATAGCAGAAACATTGTAGGTATCAGAGGCACTTTTAAGGAAATCAGCGAGAAGTTTATAAAAACGCTCGTCGATATGAGTGTGACTATCATCAAAAAGAACCCCGAAGATTTTGAAATTCTCGTAGCTGCTACTATGAGCCATTTGCTGGCGCTTGCGAAAATTGCTGAGAAAAAATACGACGCGCCGCAGCTCAGTGAAGATATGATTTATCGCGTCGCAATGACATTATGCGATAAAGACGCTGCTCGTTATGCAGCACTCTCTACAAAGCACATGTTAGAAGAAATGGAGGATGAGGTTTGATGAAGGGTAAACTGATTATGACAGTTGAGCAGGCGGCTGACCGCGTGGCGTGGGAACGCGTCCGCAATAGTGGTATCGGCGGCAGTGATATTGCCTGCATCATGGGACTTAATCCCTGGAAGAGCGCTTACGCACTCTACGCTGAAAAGCATGGCGATGTAGAAGCAGAGGACCTTTCCAATAATGAATTTGTTTATTGGGGCACGGTGCTTGAACAGGTGGTAGCTGACAGATTCTGTGAGCTGACCGGCAAGAAGGTTCGCAAGTGCGGCACGCTGCAAGATGAATCATATGAATTCATGCTTGCGAATGTTGATCGCCTTGTGGTAGGCGAAAATGCAGGCTTGGAATGTAAGACTGCGAACGGCTTTAAGTCGAAAGATTGGGACGGTGACGAGCTGCCAGATAGCTACTATTGCCAGTGTCAATGGTACATGGCTATTACCGGCTGTGACAAATGGTACATCGCCTGCTTAATCGGCGGCAACCATTTTGTATGGAAAGAAATTCCCCGCAACGATGAGTTTATTTCGGATATGAGAGCGGAGGCGATTATATTCTGGAACAACCTGCAAAGCAACATCCCGCCGGAGGTTGACGGCAGCGAAAGCACCGCCGCAACCATTGACAAGATGAATAGTAAAAGCGGACTGTCTGCTGATAATATCACGCTGTTGCCGAGTGCGGCGGAGGAATACATTAAGTGTATTGATGGGCTGACCGCAACGAAAAAAGTGCTGGAAGAACAACTAAGCCAGGCACAAAATGCCTTGAAGATTATGCTTGACGGCAACGAAAATGGTATGTTCAGAGATAGAAAGATTACCTATAAACAGACTGCTGCAAGAGTAACGCTGGACAGCAAGGCGCTGAAAAAAGATCTGCCGGACGTATACGAAAAGTATGCTAAGGTTGGCAAGCCTAGTATGAGGTTTACGTTAAAATGAGCCTTACAGAGCAAGAGGAATTAGGGATTACCCTATTCCATAAACGGAAGAAATTAGGGCTGCTGCAAGGCGAGGTTGCTGCAATGATCAATGTAGAAAAACCGACTATCAGCTCATACGAGTGCGGCGTAGTCAAAAATATTTCCTTGCGTACACGCGTAAAATTGGCACAAGCATTGGACTTGTCGCTGGAAGAAATTCTGTATGACAGTGAAAAGGATTGTTTGAAATTAAGAAAGTTTAAAGGAGATAAAGAATAATGGCAACAGTAAACGGTATTGCAAAAAGAGCGGCAGCACCTGCGGCCGCTAGTAAAGCACCTTCTGCATTAGGTGTGATGATTGGTTCTCAAAGCGTGCAGCAACGTTTTGAAAAGATGTTAGGCAAGAAAAGCGCAGGCTTTCTTTCCAGCCTGCTGACGCTGACTAACAATAATAAATTGCTGGCAACAGCAAACCCGAAAACTATCCTGGCTGCTGCTGCCACGGCGGCAAGCCTGGACCTGCCTATTAACCCGTCCTTGGGTAAAGCGTGGATTGTTCCGTATAAAGGCAGTGCTCAATTCCAGATCGGTTATAAGGGCGTGATTGAGCTTGCAATGCGCACCGGCAAAATGAAACATATCATTATGACACCGGTGTACGAGGGCGAAATCAGAGATTGGAACAGATTCACCGAGGCATACACGCCGGGTGAAAAAACTTCTGACAATATCGTTGGTTACTTTGCAAGATTTGAAACCATTAACGGCTTCAGCAAGACCGCATACTGGACTAAAGAAGAAGTCATTAGCCACGCTAAACGCTTTAGCAAGGCTTTTAATAGTGGCCCGTGGCAGTCTGATTTTGACGCTATGGCCTGCAAAACCGTTCTTCTCTCTATCATGAAAACTTACGCGCCTATGTCCATCGAGATGCAGGAAGCGTTGGAGAGCGACGGAAAAGCCGCTGTGCTTAATGAAATCACCGGCGAGGCTGAATACATCGACGTTGACGCAGAACAAGCGCAGGAGCAAGCGCAGGAGCTTACAGAGGGCGGCAAGGTTGATACTGCAACCGGCGAAATCTTCACGGCAGAAGAAATTGAAGCAAGCATGAAATAGGTGGTAGAGCATGGCTGACGTTGGCTGGGTAAGACTTTCGACGGGCTTGTTTGATAATCCTAAAATCAAAATTCTTGAAATGAATGAAAACGGCGACGCTTTTGTTAGCCTGTGGCTCCGTCTATTGTGCCTGGCTGGTCGCGCCAATGACAACGGGATGGTGTACGTCACCGAGGGTGTGGCGTACACTCCCGATATTCTGGCGGCAATGACCGGGAAAGACGTTGAGGTAATAACTGAGGCTTTAGAATTGTTCCGAAAGCTTAACATGATTGCCGTTGATGATGGTGGATATATTGAAATTTTAGGATGGCAGAAGCACCAGAACATAGAAGGCCTTGCCAAGATTAGAACACAAACTAAAGAACGTGTGAAGCGTTACAGAGAGAAAAAGAAAAATCAAAGTAACGCTGATGTGTTAGATGATGTAACGCTCTGTAACGTTACATGTAACGATGATGTAACGTTACGTAACGCAACAGAGAAGAGAAGAGAAGAGAAGAATAGAAAAGAAAAGGATGATTATCATCATCCTAAAAGAAATGACGATGACGAGGAAAAAACGCATACTGAAATTTTTGCCTTGTGGGAGAAAAACATGATGCCGCTTACTCCAATCGTCGGAGAGAAACTGCAAGCCTTGTTAGGTGAGGTTGGCGAGGCTGCCGTTGAACAGGGAATATTGGCAGCGGTAGAGCACGGCGCTAGAAACTTTGCGTATGTGCAGACCGTAGCAAGAAACTACGTCAGCGGCAACAGCAAGAAGCAAGGCAAGGAATATACAGGCATGGACCTAGTGAACGAATTGTACGGAGGCGAAGAAGATGCTGCAACCGCAGAGAATAGCCCAAACGATTGTTAAACTGCAACAGGCAGGAAAACGGATGCCGCAGGACATACTGCCCGGCTTTGACCGCCTGGAAGAAGCGAAACGAAACTTGTCAGAAACAGTCAACCTTTGGGCAGGAATTTTTAATCAGCAAAATATAGGCCTTGACCGGTGGGAGAAGGCAGAGCAGATAGCGCTTACCTTGACCGGTGCGAACGGCCTTAACGTGAATATAATCAGCCCGGCGCTGATGCAGGCTGCTTTGAAGCAAGCGGAAGAAGCTCATGTGCAGGAGAATATAAACCGCTGCAACATGGAGAAACTGAGCGACGGCAAGCCGCTTGCTGATAGGCTGAATGGTATGCTGCTCAAATGGACGGCGGCAAAATTGAAAGAACACCGGCTCATTATGCCGTATATGCCGCAGGATAAGGAAGATTTGGAAGCAAGCAGTGACCCGGTATTTGTGCTTATCGGTAGTATCAAGCTTGACGAAGAAACAAGGGTGTACCGTGGTGAGGACGGCAAACTGCTTGCGATATTCGGCAAAGGTACTATGGAATGGGGCGCACCGGGACGCGGAATTTGGATGGTAGGTACGAACGAACTTTATAATGGTTATACAAAGAGCCTGCTTTTCAAGGAAGCCAAAAGAGTATTAAATGAATGGGCGCGGCAGCATGGACTGCTGCACAATATTGTCTATGAGAAGAACCGCACAAGCATTAACTATTTAAAACACTTGGGAGCGATATTTCTGGCAGAACCTAAAATAGGTTGGGACGGCAAAAAGTTTTATCAGTTTTATATTCCATATAGAGGGGAGTGAACGTAATGGGTGCACTTAGTGTTTTAATGGGCCTGCAAACTGTTATGCAGTTAAGCGGCCAACATCAGCAGGCCAAACAGCAGGAGCAGGCATATAAAGCGCAGGCGCAGGCTGCACAGCAGAACGCGGCTATTATGAGCCGCCAACGTGAGCAGCAGGCAGAAGCGTATGCGCAGAAGCAGAGCCAACTTAACGATAGAATGAGGCTTGCAAGAGGACAGGCGCTGGCGGCGGCAGGCAGTAGCGGCCTAACCGACAGCGGCAGTGTCAGCGATATTCTTTCAAGCAGTGAGGATGCTTACAGAAAAGACAGTATGAATCTGTTGCAGAATCAGCGTAATGATGCGTGGAGCACTTATGTAAACGAAGTCAATTACCGCAACCAAGCAAGCGCATATAATGCGGCGGCAAAGAACGCTAAAGCCAACGGCAAAATGCAGATGTTTAGTACGCTTGTAGGTGCGGCGGCGAACGCTTACTCTAAAGGCATGATTGGCGGCAGCAAGGGAACAACTACAGTAAGCGGTGATGAATGGTACGATGCTAACAGTGATTTCAATCTTCCTGCTAGCAATATGAACGGCTTTAATCTTTATAACCAGGCAAAGAAGAATAATCCGTTCATGGATAATACAGGCTTTACTAAATGGAGCTGGTAAGGGAGGTACAGTATGAAGATTGCAGGTTATCAAGGCAGCGTCAATTTAGGTGCTGGTGGCGGTGCGACTGTCAAGGTATCGAGTGACCTTAACGCTTATGGCAGCGGCGGCAAAGGACTTGCCGCTATTGCCGGTGCCGCCAACAAATGGGCGGTAGCAGTAGAAGCACAGCAGGAAGATGAGGACAAACAGTCCATTCTTAATGCTATGGATATATTTAATAAGAGCCGTTATAACATCATGTACAACGATGAAAGCGGCCTTATGAATACAAAGTTAGAAGGCACTGCCGGTGCAGGCGCAAGCTACACAGAGCAGATAAATAAAGCAAGGCAGGATGTATTAAGTAATACCAAACTGCACAGCCAAAAGAATCAGCTTGCATTAGACCATTTAATGTATCAGAGCGCACAGCAAGGCTTCCAGACTGTCGACCAATACGAGCAGAAGCAAAAAGAAGCAGTCACTGATTTACGCTATGACAATAATATTCAGAACTCCTGCGAGTTTGTACAGAAGAACTGGAATAATCCGCAGGCACTGCAAGATGAGATTATTCGTACACAGTTACTGACAAGCGCTATATATGGCAAGCGTGGCGCAGAGTTTATCGAATCTAAAAGCAGAGCCAACATCGGGCAGGTGGTAGCAAGTGCCGTCGGCGCAAGTATCACCAACGAAGATTATGGCACTATGCGTAACATCATGGATAAGTACGGTAGTTATCTGACTGCCAATCAGAGAGCCGCTTTTGAGAAGGTGGCATACGATAAAGAAAGCAGCGCTTTTGAAAGAAATACCGCTAAAGATTTGTATGCTAAATATGGCGACGATGAAGAAGCAGTGCGCAAAGAGGTTGAAAACATGGACGCTTTTTCACCAGAAGGCGGCAAAGTCGAAACGCAGGCAGAAGGCACTACATGGGTAAGGAACAGCGGTGTTTCCCTTGATGGCGTAAAGCAGCAAGTAACCATCGGCCTTTCTGATATTGCGAAAGAATTTAACACATTGAGCGGCGCACAGCTTATTGTCACTAGCGGCACGGATAGTACAGATATTCACGCTGCCGGTGAGCACAGCCACGGCGCAGGCGTCAAACTTGATGTTGCAGCTGACTGGCTAGAGAACACCGACAATCGCAAGAAATTTATTTCTTATATGCAGAGCAAAGGAATTAAGGTACTGGACGAGTATTCTGACCCATCGCCAAACTCTACTGGTGGGCATCTTGATTTGGACTTTACGGACTATAAAGGCGGCACCGTAGCACACAAACACATCAGCCTAGACGGGCAAGACCGCATTATGAAGCAGTACCGCATTATTAAGGCAGACCATGACAGAATAGAAACTTATAAGAAAAACAAACTTTTTGAAGGGATAAAAAATGAGATATTTGCTATGTTTGGTAACGGCACAAGCTACAGTGACGCTATGGCATGGGCTACTAACCAGGCAGGCAGTGACCCCGACAAGTACGTAACGTATCGTAATGCGGTGACGGCGATATACGGACCGCAAGGCGGAAGCGGAAGCAGCGGTAGCGGTGGACGTGAAGCCATAGCTAAGCTTGGCAGCGACGGCAAAGAGGCAGTAATCTCTATGCTGGAAGCAGGTAGATTTAAGTCTAAGGCAGAGTTTTTAGCTTTTGCAAGAAGTCACGGAGCAACTAATTCTGATATGAATTCATTAGATAAGTCTTATGATAATTGGTTGAGTGGCGCAGGCGAATATGCTTATGATTGGGACGGCCTTTGCAAGTATGTAATGGGTACTTCTTCTAACGATAAAGTAAAACAAGGACTGAAGATATACGGTAAACAGTGGGTACGCACGTACCGCGCTGAACACAACGGCATGAACCCGGATGAATCAGTATTAGTTGACGCTATGAAGCAAGCTATAACTACACGGACTTTTGGTACTTACGTAACAAAACCGGGCTTTTTGTGGGATAGCACAAAGACTTTTAGCGGTAATGATGCACTGTTAGCAAAAGCAGGTATAGCCAGAGTTGAAAAAATTGCTGACGATTGGTATCACGTCACATACTTTGACGGCAGCGACGGCAATGTCAACGGCGGCTATCTTGATGAGGTTATGAATGGAGATTATTAAATGAGCTGGGAAGATAACGAAAAAGAATTTCAAAGACTACGAAACGAAAAACAGGATTGGTACGATGGCGGTTATGCAACAGGCGCAGACAGTAATTTAACTCCTGCTGAAACTTTAGGTTATTATGACCTGCAAAAAATGAGCGACGATGAGTACAATAAGTTTTCGCAGGCAGTACAGAGCAATAGCTCACCGACGATTGATACTAGTAGCATTATCAACGACGATAAGCCGGGCATAGGCACTGCCGTAATGAACGGCCTTAAAGGTTCTGTGCGTGGCTTATTCGGTGCTGCTAAAGCGGCGATTGATTCTAATATTGAAGCTCATAAGGGTGACAAGAATGTTGTTAAAGAGTATGACCAATCAGAGAACATCAGCAAGGCTTTAGGCTATGTCACCGATGAGATTTTGAAGCGCGAAGAAGTTAAGGCTGATACGGCGGCTGGGCAACTTGGTTATGATTTGGCTGAAAACGGTATTCAGCTTTTAGTGCAACTTGCGCTGACTAAAGGTGTAGGCGCTGCCGGTGCAACTGCAAAAACTGTACACGCTATCAGTATGCTTTACAACGGCGCAAACATCAGCGGCGAACAATACCTGCGACTGCGTAAAGAGGGCGTAAACGCAAGCAGAGCAGCAGAGGCAGGCTTGCTGAACGCAATCCCGCAGGCGGTATTAGAAGAACTGCCGCTTGGCAGACTGCTTAAAAAGATGCCTGCCGGTAGCGGACTGAAAACTAAGATATGGGAAGTTACCAAACGTGGCCTTGAAGAAGGTGTTACCGAAGCATTACAGGAATTCCCGGAGCAAGCTACGGACTTATGGGCAAAGAACCCCGGCGCAAGCACTGCCAAACTTGCGGAGAAGTGGGGCGAGAATTGGCAGCAGAACTTGAAGGAAGCGGGATATAGTGGCCTTATCGGTGCTATCCTTGGTGGTACTGCAAGTGGTGCAAAGGTTGCCGTCGACAGTACCATTGAGCACTTTGCCTTGAAAGCCAACGAAAAGCGCAAGGCGAAGCTAGTAGAGGATGCTGAACGAATCAAAGAAACAGGCATTAACCCGGAACGTGCGGCGGCTACAATTGAAGCGAATAATCCTAACTTTGAGGACGATACAGTAACAGTATCTGCACAGGACTTGGAAGGGTACAAGCAGACTAGCAATAACAATAAACTTTTTGATGAGTTAGGTGTGACAGAGGAAGAAGTGGCAACTGCGGCAGAGCTGGGGCAGGATATTGATATTAGCCGTGGCAAGTTTACGGCGGCAATGGCCAAGGACAATGCACTGTTTGAGGCTACAAAAGACAATATGTATTTTGACAGCAACGGCGAATTGTCGGACGGCGGCGCAAAGACACGTAAGGAATTGCGAGAAGGCTATAACTTAACTAGGCAAGCAAGCACAGAGCTTGACGCAGAACTTGACGCTATTGTTGACAGCGCAAAAAAAGCAGGCATGAACAAATCTCATGCAGATAATTTGCGTCTGGTTTTGGAAGCGCGCGCGCTTGCAATAGAACCCGAAAATCCTGCTGCATGGCTGCAAAAGAATAAGCTGCGCTTTGAAGATGGCGGCAAAGCTAAACAAAAGAATGGCTGGTTTAGCAAGGGAGGAGTGCTTAAAAAAGAGCAATTCTATACTACTAATATTACCGGAAATGAGATGGGACACTATTCAGATTTGAAGAGCTTGCAGAAAAAGGCTTTTGCATGGTATAGGGACAACTTGCAAGGCACGAGCGTTCATAATGGTGTATTGGGTGATATTAGAATAGATAAAGGGTATCAAGAAAATAATATTAAATTTGGCACAAGTGGCAGAAAGAAAATGGAACACACTTCCGCTAAAAAAGAAAAACTTTTTGCATTGCGCTATTTACGTGAAATTATGGAGAATGGTAATTTCGTTACAGAATCTGCGCCGCAAAAAGAAAAACATTCAGACGAGAATTTTTATTATATTCATTCTGCACTGAATGTTAATGGTGAAAAACGTTATGTAGTTGTTACAGTAAGAGAACATAATGATAAATCATTATCATATTATAATCATAATGTTTTTAACGAAAGTGAGTATAAAAAAATAGAGGACGCGTTCAAGCCCTCGGGTTCCGAGCAATTCAAGGCTCAGCCCAGTATCTCAAACAAAACGTCCTCTTTTGCTGATAGTGTATCACAAAAAGCAGATAATTACAAGCAACAAAAAATTGTCAATGGTACACTGAAAGATAAAGGCATGATTTCCCCAATGGATGATGGTACTTATGTTATCACGCTTTTCAAGGGTGCTGATGCTAGTACTGTTATCCACGAAACAGGACATTACTTTGTCGATACAATGATTAACGAGGCTATTGCAGACCCTAGTAATGCTAGATTAGTTAAAGACGCAAAGACGCTGCTAGAGTACGGCGGTATGACTATGGAGCAATGGGCAAGCGGTGACGTTGAAGCAAAGAGGGCTGCACACGAAAAATTAGCAGAAGCCTTTGAAACTTATATCATGGAAGGCAAAGCGCCTAGTGTTGGCCTGCGTGGAGCGTTCAAAAGGTTTGCTAATTGGTTATCAGCTATTTATAGTAAGATAGCAAGAAGCGAAAATGCGGCAGAGCTGACACCGGAAGTACGGCAAGTGTTTGACAGGATGCTGGCTTGCCGTGAAGAAATTGAAGTTATGGCACGCATGGAGGGCATATTTGGCGGCTTGCCAGAGAATATAACATCCAAGTTATCAGACCAAAATAAAAAGACCTTGCAGGATAAAATCTTGAAAGCTAAAGACAAGGCCGTGGATATTCTTACAAGGCGTGCTATGGCTGATTTCAGCGCGAAGCGCAGAGCTGAAAAGGCTGCTTTCATCGAAGAAATACGGCCGCAGATTGAAGAAGCGGTAGCGCGTGAGCTTGTCAATCGTGCAAGAGTGCAAGTTGGGCAGGAATTCGGGAAAGAATCAAAACTTGCTAATCCCGCGATTATTGCGAGAAAATACAGGCACGTTTTAGGAAGCGTACTGCCAAACTATAATGATATGCTGAACGATACTAACGCCAGCATTGACGATATTTTGAATCCTATTGTGGAATATCTGCAAGCAGAGGTTGATGCATACGGCGCACTTTCTAAAGAGCGTGTAGCTAACGCAGAAGATATGCTGATTGCAGCGTTCAGCAAGGCAAGACAGAAAACTGTTACCAATCCTACATTCGTTGTTGACGAGCACGGTATGGCACATGCTAACTTTAGGCAGAAAATCAACGAATGGGAAACAATCGAAGCTAATCCGCGTAGGCTTGCAAGAAAATACATTTATGGCAATGAACGTATAAATTACAACGAACTGTTAAAAGATACAAACGGAGCTATTGATGATATTTTGAATCCTATTGCTGATAGAATCGAAAGTGAGCTTGCGGAATATCAAGATACAGTCAAAAGTGAACGTGCGTTTTTTATCAATGGCAAGTGGGGCTACTTCGCCGCAACCAATAGAACGGAAGGCAAGTATGCAAACGATTTTGCAGGCATACCGGACCAGAGCGCAGTCTTGGTTGATTTTGGTGAGATAGGCAAGGACGGAAAACGTCATTGGACTAAGCGAGCTTTAGAGCAAGCGGATATTGAAGGCCTTGTATTCCATGAAGCAGGTGACAGTATTCGTAATGTCAACTGGGTATCAAGATACGTTCATGACTACGGCGGCAGCGTAAGCGACTTGACCAGTAAAAAAGGACGCAGAAGAATTGCTGAAAAGATTGCAAGAGGCGAAGATATAGCGGATTACTACGATTTGCGTAGCACCGGTTTAGATTATGGCGACGCTGAAATTAAGGCAGACTTTAAGCATATTGTAGATGAGCTGGACAGACTGCAAGCCTTGAAACATAGACTTGAAACAGACCCCGAAGGTGTCGACCTGGTAAAAGAAAGTAAGCGCAATCAATTATCGCAGGAGCAAAAAGAACTCTTTGACCAGATAGCAGAGGAAAACGGCTATGCCAGCGGTTACGAAATGGCAAGGGAGATTGTTGAAGGTTACACTGTCAATGAGAATGAAGGTAGCGACGCACAGGATAACTGGGCAAGGAACTATATTCGTAACGGCGGTGACAGAGCAAAACTTAAAAGCGAAGAAGGCTTGAAAGAGATTGCCGAAACCTTGGTGGAGGGCGAACAGCTTACAGAGCTTAACGAGCTTAAAGCCTTGAAGCACGAGCTTGAAACTAATCCGGATAAAGTCGACCTTGTGGAGATGAGCAAAAAGCGTGCCTTGTCTAACGAGCAGAGAGAACTGTTTGACTGGGTGGCTGACAGTTTGGGCTATGACAGTGGCGATGCTATGGCGCAGGATATTTTGACTTCACCGAGCGAAAGAGCTATGGTACGTCAAGAGATTGACAAGGCCGTGAACCGCAGATTCCCCGACTTCCTGCAGGAGCGTGAGCAGGCAAGAGAAGCAGCAAGAGAAGCACTCTACAATGACGAAAGCGGCGAAGTAGTTGCACTTGAACAGCAGCTTATTGATGAGGCACTCAACGAAATAAGCGACAAGGATATTAAGCAAAAAGAGCGTGAGAATATTGCTAAAGTGCGGAAGCAGAACGCAGACAATTTTGCTAAACGCTATATTCAGACTTTGCCCGCAGGCGAGGTTATGAAGCCGAGAAGATTTGCTATGGCAGAACGCAGAGCGGCGGCTAATGCAAACAAGGCTGCGAAAGCTGGCCTTTTGGAAGAAGCGGCTATGTATAAGCAGCAGCAGATGATTAACCACGCTTTATATCGTGAAGCAGTCAAGGCGAAACATCAGATTGAAAGCGCAAGAAAGTACGTCAGAAAGCAGATGCACAGCAAGAAAGAAGTGTGGGGAACAGAGCAGCACTTCTTCCAAATGTGCGCATTGCTGGAGCGCATGGGCTATCACCGCAAGGACTTTAACACCAACGGTAGAGAGGTGCAGTCGCTTAGCGAGTACATTGCAGAGATGCAGGCAAAGTACGGCGACGAAATTATTTCTATGCCGGAGTTTGTTTTGAACCCGAATAACGATTTGACCAATGCGCCGCAGCTTAGCCTTGCGAACTATATGGACGTTATCGACGCACTGAAAAACATTCGTGCTATTGCAAAGCAAGATACGAAGATGAATAAGATTGCTGCCGATGAAGCATTTGAAAAGGTTAAGGCTGATACGATAGCGCACCTGCAAGAATTGCCGGTAGAGTACGAGGCGGAGATTGGCAGCGACAGTAAAAAGAGCCTGCGTAAGCGAATTATTGACTGGCCTAAAAATATCATAGCTACACTGCGTAACGCTGATAACTTCTTCTTGATGATGGATAATTGGACGGAAGGTTATTTTACTAGGGAGTTTTACAACAAAATCAACCATTGCGCAGATATGGAAAGCACGATGCTTGAAGGTTATCAGAACGAGCTTACAGATGCTTTGCAGAAATGGGAGCCAGATAAGAAAACAGGCATTGCACATGACACAAGAATTTATTATGAAGAGCTTGGCGGCAGCGCAGATAAGCATGCTTTGATTGCTATGCTGTGCAATCTGGGCAGCGACAGCAACGCCGCAAGGCTGTGTTCGCAAAAACCGGTAGGCGTAAAGAATTCTGATATATGGGTGGAAGAATCGGAGCTTATAGGCAGAGAAGAAGCAATGCTGCAAACCAAACAAAACCTTATAGAGTTTTTGTGTAAGCATCTGACTAAAGAAGATATTGCCTATGCGCAGGCACGTATCAATGCAGCAAGTAAATTCTGGCCTATGCTGGCCGAAGTCAACCGCAGAACAAAAGGCTTTGAGCCGCCGAAGATTGAAGCGTCGCCGTTGGTGATGAAGCTTGCCAGCGGTGAAAGCGTGGTATTTGACGGTGGCTACTTCCCGTTGGAACGTGATACGCGAACTGGCAGTATGCCCGGTAAATTCGACAGAATCGACAGTACCGAAGAAGGCAGCAGACCGCCGCAGCGGACTTTGACTACTAATACCGGTTCCAGCAAGGCGCGTACTGGCGGCAAGTATCCCGTCGACTTATCGCGCGGCAGTGAGGTTACGGCGGTGAAAAAATACATTCACGATATTTGTTATCGTGAAACAATGCTTGATTTCAGAAAGATACTGAACGATGAGGATATTTACCGCAACATGGTTGAGCGTTTAGGCGATACCAACGTAAGACTTTTTAGAGAGTTTTTGCAGGCTTGCGCTAACCCATACGGCAATAAGACAGCGTACATGGCAGAAAAGACATTTACAAAGATTGCCAACACTTTACGTAATGCCACAATAAATATGGCTATTCTGTTTAACTTTAAAGCGGCAATGCAGAACACTACTAACATATTTCTTTATGGTAATAGCACAGAAGGCTTTACTCATGCCGACGCTTTCAGAGCTTTACTTCGCAGCTTTACAGGTGAAGGCAGAGCAGAAGTAGACGCTATTTGTGCAAAAAGCGCTTTTATGCGTGAGCGTTCGCAAGCGCCAGACATTACGTTAAGGGATATTCAGAAGCGTTCTGACCTTGACCCGATTGAGAAAAAGACGCTGAAATATGGCGCATTGCTTTTAGGCTACACTGACATGATGACTGCAAAGCCGGTATTTGCAGAAGCATACATGAAGAAAATCAACGAAGGCAAGACAGAGCAGGAAGCACTAGACTTTGCGAATACTGTTATTCGCCGCACGTTAGGCAGCAGCCGTATTCACGATGTATCAAGCCTGCAACGTAGCAGCGGCTTATTCAGAGTGTTTACGATGTTCCAGGGATTTTTCAATACGCAGTTTAACCAATGGGACAGAGAGGCACATATTGTAAAAAGGTTATGGAATAGCGGCGAGAAAAAAGAAATGGCTGAACGGCTGATTGCTTTTGTTGGTGCCAAATTTCTCAGCGTGTGCTTCCTGAACGTGGCTATAGCAGAGCTTTCCTTAACCGCTCCTTTTGAGAAAGACGAGGACGGTTATCGCAAATTGTCAAAAGAGCTTATCAACTACCCGTTGTCTATGGGCGGCCCCGTTGTGCAAGCGGCGAATGTTGGCGTGCAAACCTTGCTAGGTATGAGAAACTACGGCTACAGATTGACAGCGGTGCAAGGTTTGATGGACAAAGGCTTTACAGTTATAAGACGTGCAGGCAAAGTTGCCCGAGGCGAAGAAGGTCCGGGTGAACTAGCAGAGCAGGCGGCGTATGTTTTTGGCGCATGGCGCGGCGTTCCTGCTGGTATCGTCAATATCCTATTCAATAGCCTAGATATTGCTGAGGATAATATGGACTTTGAACTGCAAGACTTGATTAAGCGTCGCCCGCGTTCCGAACGTAAACACGAGCAGTAGCTTATGGTAAAGAAGTAGTAAAATAAAAAAATCTGGCAGTGTAAAAACTGCCAGATTTAAAATGAATATGCTGGTTTATTTTCTTTTGCGTGATATTGATTCGGCTATTTCTGAGCCTGCGCCAAAAACGAGCGTCGCGATTACAGAGAGAATGGCGAGCATTGCTTCAAGCGTGAGATATTGCAGCACAGTTGTGTACCACGTTTCAGCGAAGATGAACCCTGCTATAATGGCGATAGGCACGCAGACCACGAGTGGAAAGCCCATAAACAATGATAAAGAAAAAATGAATGTGGCTATGCCGTTATCGTGAAACAGAAACGCTGCTCCCGGCGCTACGCTCGTGATGATTGCAGCGAGTAAGTGAAAGCCAAACCAAATTAGTACAAGCATGATAAGCATAAAAAGTATAGGCATATAAAGCACTCCTTTCTTGGCATTATATTATATCGCAATCGCTATAAAATGTACATAAGAATTTCACAAATGCTCATTGCTAAAGTTAGCAAAATTGTGTGCTAAAATTAAAGAAAGTAAATCATTTAATGTCTATCTATTTTTTAGATAGACATTTTCTTTTTATGAATAAACGAAAGGGGTTGCTATTATGCTTACTCATGTTGATAACAGAATCACATATAGCGGCAATGGAAATGCAACAGAGTTTGCGTATCAGTTTAAGATTTTAGACCGAACAGACATTAAAGTTTTGCTGACAGACGCAGACGGCAAAGAAAAACTGCTGACTAAAGATTATTATGTTGACGTTGAAAAAAGCGTTGTGCGTTATCCGGGGTACGCAGTCGGCGCTGAAGTGCCGGAAAGCGAGCGGCCGGCAGTGCTTCCTACCGGTTGGAAACTGACGATTTATAGGGAAGTGCTGGTAACACAGGAAACAGACTTGCCCGACCAATATCCTTTTAACCAGGTTGAAGATATTGGCGATAAACTGACGATGATTTGCCAGCAGCTTACAGATACAACAAACAGAAGTCTGAAAGTTAATGTAAGTAAGAGCAGTGATGTTAGCACTACCATTCCTTGGGAAAGCGGCAAAAGTTTCAGAATCAACGATAGTGGTACTGGGATTGAGCTTACAGAGGACCCGGCGAAGGTATTGCCGTTAGTGGAAAGCACCTATGCGCAAGCTCAAGCGCAAGCACAAATTGCTTCTGCTAGTGCGGAGGCGGCGGCAAAGAGCGAGGATAGCGCTAAAGCCTACATGAATACAACAAAAGACCTTAGCGAGAACGTCAACGTTTTTATTCCGAGCGTAGACGCTGACGGCGTAATGACATGGACGAACAAAGCAGGTCTTGCAAATCCTGCCCCGGTAAACGTCAAAGGCGCAAAAGGCGACAAAGGTGAGCAAGGTGTCAAAGGCGATGTAGGTGCCAGAGGTGAGCGTGGCGAGCAAGGGCCGCAAGGCTTGCAAGGTCTGCGTGGCGAAAAAGGTGACAAGGGCGATGCTTTCAAATACACCGATTTTACCGCAACACAGCTTGCCGCTTTAAAAGGCCCTAAAGGCGATGAGGGCTTGCAAGGTGCAACAGGCGCAACAGGTCCGCAAGGTGAAAGAGGTCCGCAAGGTTTGCAAGGCCCAGCAGGTAATGCGGCTACGATCACCATCGGCAATGTTACGACAAGTGCTCCCGGCACATCGGCTAGTGTCACCAATCGCGGCACACCGTCTGCTGTCGTGCTTGATTTTGTGTTGCCTAGAGGCGAAGATGGTGCTGATGGTGGTGTAACTGTTGATGAAGAACTATCCAGTACAAGCACTAACCCGGTTCAAAACAATGTTATCTATAATGCGTTGCTGAATAAAGTAGGAACTAAGGATATTTTTTATGGTTTTGATTTAGGAAGTCCAACAGCTACAATTAGATGGCGAATAGGTTCACAGGTGCTTGGTTCACTTACTGTAAGCAATTATACAGGTACATCATTACGTGCAACACAGGACAGTGATGGTAATATAATTAATACCACCTATGCAAAGAAAGCCGATATAAGCGGTATGGTTAAAAGTGTAAATAATGTTAAGCCAGATAGTAATGGTAATGTTAGTATTACTGTTAGTGGGAGTGGTGGAGTGAGCACATCGGAATCTAATACGTGGAGTGCACAGCAGAATTTCCATGACCTTATGCTCAACCGAGAGAAGTACACTACTTATGTTGTCAATGGTACATCTGATACGCCTGTAACCTCTACAATGGTTTATGCTGTAACAGGTGCATTTACACTTAACCTTGCTACTTTGGCTGGGGCATTAAGTGCTAGTCAATCAACCGTATTTACTGCATATTTTGCTGCAAATGCAGACTACAGTTTGACTATAAGTAATGCAGGAAAATTAAAATATGTTGGTAGTGCAAGTGATGTTGCTATTACAAGCGCAGGGATGTTGCTTAATATTTTAATGACCAAAGATGCCAGCGGTAATTTGACCAGCATCGTACAGGCATCTAAATTATCGTAGGGGTGATATCGTGGGTCTCAACAGATTGATGATGATGACAAGTTGCAAAAACAGCGGAGACGCAGACGGCATCAAAGCAATGCTGACAGTATCGCCTACGTTTCCGTCAACCTATGGTTATAATGGCAATCTTAGCAAGGGCGCAATTACTCCTAACCCACTCCCCAACGGTGTGCGCATAAAATACCTTGAGGTAGAAGACGGCAGGAATATATATATATCACCTAACGTACCTGTAACAATTAACGGGATAACGGTTAGTGATGGTGAAGTTTCGCCAGCTCCGCTCGTGGACTATCTGATAAACAATTTAGGTAAACAGGTGCCAGTGATTTTTCATTTTAATTAAGGCGGTGATTAAATGCAAACAAAATATACATACAAAGACAAAGATTACTCTAACATTTACGAGCTTTCAGAAGCGTTAGGCAAAGACGGCATTTTCATTCCGCTGTCTATAAGTGATGAAGCCTTGGCAGAATTAGGCGTAACTGTTATGCGTGAGGAAGAACCTATTGAAAACGTAAAACAGCGTAAAATCTTGACGCTGAAGCGCCAGCGTGATACGGCAGAGGTCGAGCCTATTGCTTATAATGGGCACCTCTACGACTACGACAGTAAAGCCCGTGACAGAATCAGTGCTGCAATTATTGCGTTGGAACTGCAAGGCGAAGGAGCCACAATAGAGTGGACCACGGCAGATAATGCCGATACGCCAGTGACGGCTAACGATTTAAAGATGATTATTGCTGCTGTTGCGGTGCGCTCAAACAAACTGCATACTGCATATCGTGTAGCAAAAGAAAAAGTTGAGGCAGCAACTACGGTGGCAGAAGTAGAAGCTGTGACAGTGGAAGTATGACAATAGGGGTGTAATGAAATGATAGAACAGTCTTTAAACACGGCGTTGAACTCTATTATCAACGTTGTATCTGGTGGCGTAATTACGTTGCTAATCACGATGTATCGCGCTAAGAAAAAAGAAAGCGATGCTTTGAAAGCAGGACTGCAAGCTCTTCTGCGTGACAGAATTATCCAGGCTTATAATCATTATGTCCAGGATAAAGGTTGGATACCAATCTACGCAAAAGAAAGCATAGATGCCTGCTACAAGAGCTACGAAGCTCTGGGTGATAATGGCGTGATTGACAGTTTAATGGAGCAGCTCAATGAGCTGCCTAACTATGACTTAAAAGGACATGATGAAAAATGCAAGGAGTGTAAGTGTCATGCGTAAATTAATTAATATGCTGAAAAAAGACGATAACACGTTGAGTATCGGCAGACTGTGTGCCGTGTTTGCGTTTATTTTGTTCAGCGTAATTTCTCTTTACCTTGCGTTTTTTGTAAAGACGTGGGGCAACTATGAAGCGTTTGCTATGGCGTGTGTATCTTTCATGTTGGCGCAGCTTGGCAATAAATACGTCGAAACGAAAGCCATGAAAGTGAAGAGCGAAGAGTAAATTTTGGGTAACGCCACTTGACTTTTTTACAAAAATGCACTTGACTAATTTTTGCTAAAAACGCTGAAAGCTAGATATAGTAAGGGTTTTAAGGTGTAATGATGTTGCTTCAAAAAGTTAAGTGACACATATTTTAGAAGATAAGCAACAACTTAACAAAACAACTAAAATGTGAAATCAAGAAGTGAAATTAAAGGAGTGATAATAATGATTATTACAGGTATGGCGCACTTTGAGAGTGTATGCAAAAACAAATTAGTTGAATGGTACAACCATAATAGCAAAGAGCAAATTACGCTTGAGAATGTGTTTGTGGTTTGGGCGTGCAAGACGTTGCAGAACTACAAGGCGTTGTTATCAACGACCGTTAGCGGTGACGGTATTTATGCTGAGTATACATACAACGGCGACAAGCAAGAAATGTATGAGGATGTATACAAAAAAGCTTCTAACCGCTGCTTAAAAAGCGAGTGAGGTGATAGCTATGGACTGGAACAAAAGTCTTGCAAGAGAAATCGCAAAAGGTTTAATTAGCACAGGCATTGAAGGCAGCTATGACAGCGTAGCAAAGTCTACCGCCTACGCTTATCCGTCAATCGGCGTGAGCCAATGGGAAGGGAATAGAGCAAATGAGCTGCTTAACGCTATTCCCGGCGGCGAAGAATTTATCGGCAGAACCTACATTGATATTAAGGCAAGTGGCGAACTGCCGATGCTGAAAGAGCTTTTGAGAAGCGACGCAGGGCAACAGGCGCAATTAAATCAGTTGTCACGTGACTGCCTGCAATATGTCGAGGTGCTTCAGCAGGTGCCGACGTTGGATGATACACGCTGCATTATCTATGCCGGTATGTGGTGCCCGACTAGCACTTATGTTGTAAAGCGTTTCCTGGAGAATCGTTTTGAGCGCGTCAACCTGCGTAGCCTGGAAGCACTTTATAAACTGTTTAAAAATTATTACTGGATAGCTGCTGACGTTGGCGAGATGTACCGCGTTGGTTATGCCAACAGAGCAGAAGCAACATATCAGTATGTTGCTGGCATCGATTTGACAACGCCGTATGGCGTACCTGCTTATGGCTATGCTGGTAATGGAAGATAAGGAGGAAATCAAAATGAAAAAGTATATTGGTTGCAAATGTGTAGAAGCAGAACCGTGTAAAGCATGGAAAGAAATGGGCACTCACAAAATCGGTGAAGACGGCTATAGGGTTGCTTATCCCGACGGCTATGTTACATGGTCTCCGAAAGATGTTTTTGAAGCGGCATATGTTGAAACTCCCGAAAGTGTTACACAAGATGTTTTGCGTGATTGTACGAAGCAGATTGTTTTCGGAGTGGTAGTTGCCGGGGCCTTAGAAAACTTGAAATAATAGGAGGTGAAATCATGGAAGAATTAAAAGCTTTTATCACTGACAAGAGATTTTTGGTAGGCCTTGTTTTAGGCTTTACTCTCGGTGCGTTGCATCATTACTTTGCTCTCTAATCTGAATATTTAACTGCAAGAAGGCGTAAATTCGCATAAAAATACTTCGCCTATGAGCGTTTTAAATTTAGTGCCGCTTATGATTTATCCTGCGGCGAGCTAAAGTCGCTTGTAGGCAAAGTTTGTGCGTCTGACGGGATTTATTATATTTTGCAAATATAGATATTTATATGAGGTAATAATGAAAGATGAAACAAGACGTAAGATTGATAAAGCTGTTAAGATTAGTCTTATTGTTGCTGGTCTTTTGCTTATCTGCAATGACATTTACTGGCGGTGGGACAGCAGAAGCGGCACCCCAGCGGATAACGATGTCAATCGAACAGTGGAATCAATTCAAAGAGCAAACAAATCTGCTGGAAGCGAAGTTGAATCTGGCAGACGAGAAATTGAAACAGCAGAAGAACACGTCAACAGAACTGCTGACGCGATTAAGCGAAGCGAAGAAACAGCTCACTCTAACGCAAGAAGCACTGACGAACTCCAAACGATCATTAGCGAGTGCAAAGGAATCGTTGAAGCGCAGCGAGAAATTATACGAGACGTTGATAGAGCAAATGGAATCGGACCGGAAGCGGACGAACAGAATTAAAAATCAGCGGAATATTTATGCAGGTACTGCGTTATTCTTCTTGCTTTGTGCAGCTGCAAAATAAAATTATTGGATGGTGTTACGATGGATGAAAAGGAACAATTACCGGCAGGCATTATTACAATGTTATTAAAAGGTTATGTAGAAACTATTGCTTTCCAAAGAAAGATAATCTGTGCCGCTTTGTTTGGATGGGCGGCAACAGCTATAGCTTTTATTTATTTAGGTAGGTGACAAGAAATGAACATACTGCTGAAGAACACGCGGGAGTGGTTACAAGCTTCAACGCGCCGTTCTTTCAGCGCGGTATTAGAAGAAGCAAAGATAACACCACGGCAGGTAGAAATTTGCGAACTGAAATTTGTAAAAGGTATGACTAATTATCAAATTGCAGCGGAGCTGAATGTATCTGTTAAAACGGTAGATAAGGAATTGAATACTGCGTACAAGCAAATAACAAATGTATTATCATTCCTTTAAATGCAGGAGCCGCCTTTTAGGGCGGTTCTTTTTTTGTGGGGAATTTGTAGGGATTGTTTTGCTAAAAATCAGCTAAACTATAAGTGAGGTGATAAGTATGTACGGACAATATAACCCTTATATGGGCGCAACACCGCAGATGCAGCAACGGCTGAATTATTTGCAGCAACAACAGCAGCAGATGTACCAACCAACTATGCAGCAGCCTATGACTATGGCATTGAAAGGCAGAATTGTTACCAGCATGGATGAAGCAAAGGCAGCTCAAATTGATCTGGACGGAACGAGCACTTTCTTTCCGTGTCCTGCGGAAGGCAAAATTTATGAAAAACTTATAGGCTTGGACGGCTTGCCGATTTTCAGAGTATACCAAATTAACAATTCGCAGAAGCAGCCTGCGTATGCTGAACAAAACATTGTAGATAAATTAGTAGAACGTGTGGACAGATTGGAAAAGCAGATTGGAGGCATGAATCATGAACCCGATGCAGATAATGGCAATGTTACAGAACAGCGGTAATCCTATGATGATGCTTACACAATTAGCACAGCAAAATCCTATGATGAGTCGTGCTATGCAAATGGGGCAAGGAAAGAATGAAGTGCAGTTAAAAGAAACTGTACGTAACCTTGCAAGGCAACGCGGCATGAGTGACGAACAGTTTACTCAGTTTTTAAGTCAATTCGGTTTAAAGCTCTAATAGCGCGCAATGAGCTTTACATATAATTCCTGGAGGTGAAATTTTATCATGGAAGGTGCAAACATTGTTCCGGTAATGGACATGAATCGAAACAACAACTATGGTGACTGCTGGGGCGGCGGTATGTGGTTTATGTGGATTATTGTCCTGTTCGCTCTTATGGGCGGCTGGGGCGGTAATTGGAATAACCGCGGCAATATGGGTGCTGAAATTTTTGCAAATGGCAGCATGACACGCGATCAAATTGCAGACCAATTTTCTATGCAGGATATTAAAGAAGGTATTCGCGGTATTCAAAACGGTCTGTGTGATGGTTTTTATGCTCAAAACACTACTATGCTTAACGGCTTTAACGGTATGCAACGTGACATTATGCAGACCGGTTATCAGTTAGGCAACCAGCTTTCCGAAAATCGTTTTGCTCAACAGCAATGCTGCTGCGAGACTAACCGCAATATTGACGCAGTGCGCTATGAGAACGCGCGTAATACCTGCGATATTGTCAACGCAGTAAAAGAGGACGGCGAAAAGACCAGAGCAGTTCTGATTGCCAACCAAATCCAAGACCTGCGCGACAAATTGGCAGACCGCGATCGCGACTTGCAGACAGCTAATTTCCAATTATCTCAACAGGCACAGAGCGCCAACCTTATCGGCACTTTAAGACCTTATCCGCAGCCCGCTTATCTTACCAACAGCCCGTATCAGAGCATTGCTGCTAATGTAGCTGGTGCTTGCGGCTGTACTTATAACGCAGGCTAAAAATAATAATAAGTTATGTGCATTAACTGCACTGCTAGGGACGGTGCAAGCCGTCCCTATTGCTTTAAGTAAAGAGGTGAAAATAAATGATTTGCAATCAGAAATCCGCATTAACAACAGTAGCAACAGCGGCGCAGACTGTAACAGCGAACGGCTTTGTTGACTTCCCGACTAACAATCTTCTGACCGGTGTGTCTATTAAGCATCCGGCAGGAAGCACAAGCGTTAACCTTATCCAGGGACTTTACCTTGTGACTTTGAACGCTGATATTACCCCGACTGCGGCAGGCGATATAGGTTTGAATCTTCTTCGTAATGGTGTAGCAGTACCGGGAGCAGAAGCAACAGTAACCGGTGCTACAGGTGATACTTATAATATCTCCTTTGCTACATTGATTAGAGTATTGCCTAGTTGCTGTGTGATTGATAATAATGCAGCGTTGCAGGTGCAGGCTACGGCAGCAGGCACTATCAGCAATGTATCTTTGAGCGTTGTAAAAATGGCGTAAGGGGGCGACGTTATGCACAAACTAAAGAAATATTGGGAGAAGGTAAGCGCTGACCCAGTAAAGATAGAAGAGATGGAAGAAATAGTTTGTGAAGCGTTAGAAGAAGTGCGCGGACGCTGCCCAAGGTTATTTTGGGATACTGCATATAAACTGCATTGTGTAGCTTATGGTCCGCATTTTGACGAGCATCTAGCGAAGAAAGCTGTTTCCAGAATGAAGAATGTTGACGGCACGTGCGGTGAGCATTGGACATATGAACAGACAAGTCAGCTCGCAGACCAGCAAGGCATAACACAAAAAGCTGATTGGTACTATGTCATGAATATGCTCTACTCCGACTACTCCGAGATTTACGGCAGCGACATCAATATGTATATCCGTGTAGCAAAAGCCTATATGCACGATCCCGACGCACCGGAAGGCAAGGTGTTTGACTTGTGGCTTGCGCAGATGGAAGCATAACTGTAAGCCTAAAAAGTGATATGAACACATATAAAGTACATATCGTATGTAACAGGTATGTAACAAATAGCGTAAATAATGGCTTAAAATAAGGGTGTTTAATTTACCAAACGTTAATTTTTGGTTTACTGTCAAGCACCAATCACAAACACAAATCGCACAAATTACTCCGCAACTGTTTTGGTTGCGGAGTTTTTGTATTTTCGGGCTAAGCTGATTCGGATTGAAAATGTAATTTTAACTAAGCGCTTTGTTTCAGTAGTCGTAGTAAACGAAAATAGCACACCTCATAATGCTTTCGGTATTTCAAAGAAATTTACGGTTTATGAATATAAGTTGCCTCATCAAACAGTATAATCAGATATTTTGGAATTGTGCTTTGCTCAAATGTTAATAAGTTTACATAAAGAAAGGCTCGTGGTTAAAATTATATAAAAATGTAATTTTCGCTTGTCAAAAACCTATGAAACATATATACTAAAACAAATCGGTCTATTTTCGGACTGAAATAGTATATATGTTTTGAAAGGGGTATTGTTTTGTTTACAAGTATGTTTTTTTATTTAT